CTACATTGCCAGACGGTGCTGTTTGCAGATTTGGATTGTCCTCGTAATCAGCGCCCATTGGGGTAAATGACGTTGGAGGCCGTGCTTGAATTTCAGGCATACCCATGACTGCGGCACGACCAGGCGAGGCTTGTGGGTTAAGGCTAGACAACATCTGTTGCGCTTCGGCTCTGGCTTCTTGATTTAGCTTAATGCGTTCCTCATCACCTGTGCCTTTTGCACCCATGTAGGCTTGCAACACTTTGGCAAGTCCAGACAAAGGTGAAATAGGCGCTTGAAAACCTTGATAGCTGTTAATTTCAATAGGCTGAAAAGCCTGTTGCTGCATAATCTGCGCTAACTTTTCGTTGCGCTGAATTGCCGCTAACCTAGTGTTGTAATCTAAGTTCATGATTAAGTCCCCATGTCACCCGTGTAATTTCCGCCTTGAGCGTTTGCTTGGTCAAACATACCGCCAGTCTGAGCTTGACCAAGTTTTAAACGAGCTATGTAATCTTGCATATCTTGCATCTGATTTTGTTGGTTCATTTTGCCGTACATACTCATAGCGTTTTGTGCGCCAGCCATTGGGTTTTGCATTTGCGGCATTTGCCCCATGTCTTGACCTTGCAACTGAGTCGGCTGGGCTTGCTGTTGCAGCATCTGAGCCATTTTCTGCTGCGGAGTCATATTGACATATTGGTTAAGCATTATAGTTTCCCGTAATTAACCATCATATAGCCGCTTGAGTGCGGAACAATTGCATCTGGCATTACTTTAGCCACTTCGTCTGCCATTACGCCACGCTCACGATTGCCAAAAATGTCGTACTCATAAATACCAATTCCTAATGGGTGAGTACCAATTTGTACGATATTTGATTTTAAACGCCTATCAGAGAATTTCGGTGCAAACATTGCTGCCGTACCCAATGCGCTAAACAAGCCCTGAGTCGTTGCGTTATTGCCTGCCTGCTGAATACCGTACCTTTGCATATCCGCTTGATTTTGTGCTTGCAAGCCAGCAAAAGTTGGTGCTGGTGCAACGCTAGTGCCTTGATAGCCTTGGAATTGTGGTAGCTGGATTTGCGACCCGCCCATAAGCCCAATAACTTCGTTGATCGGTTGCGAACGTAATGCCAAATCTTGCGCCAGTTGCTGTTGCTGTGCGGTATTTTGAAACTGAGCTTTGTTAAGACCTTGAGCAAATTGTGTGCCTTGACTCTGCATCCCTTGACCAAAATTCTGACCCATTGCAGTGTTGTACAGTCCTGCTCCTGCCAATGCTTGGTTAAAGCCTTGTTGATTAGCCGCCATGTCCAAGTTGATGCCTTGGAGCGCTGCTTGGTTATACAAGTCATTTACGCCCATTTGACGGTTGCGGTATGCAGCATCGTAAGCCGCTGTGCCAGGCGCTAAACCTTGGTTTGCTAACGCTTGCTTAAACGATGTGTCACCCTGTGCAATCGTAGGGTTCAACCGTTCCATAATCAATTGTTGTGCAGTTGTTCCCGCATTGATAGGCATTTTTGCAATTTGACTACTATCAATACCTGTCTGAGCATTAAAATTAGTTGCTTGAGGCACTTCGCCATAGCCGCCAAAATTGCGCTGAATTTCGGTAGATGTTGGCACAAATGGTCTTTCAAGCGTAGCCCTTGCGTTTGCAATGCCAGTTTCGCCTAAGTTTGCCAAAGCCGTTTGCACACGTTGCTGTGAGTCTAAAGTCTGCTGCGCTTGTGGTGTCAGAGTTTGCGTGACAGTCGGTTGACCGCCACCAACCATAAACGCTTCACGGGTTGGCGCAGCACCTCGTTTTGCTTGTGCAGCATCAAACCCTGCTTGGTCAAAATAAGTGGAATCAGTGCCAGAATCACCAGCACCGCCGCCTGTTTGATAATATTGATTACGGTCTACATTGCCAGCGTTATATTTAGCCAGCGCCGTGTCAAATCCAGATTGGTCAAATGTTGGGCTTGAATAGGTAACAGTCTGATTCCCAAATGGCGTAATCATATTTGGGTTTGACATAATATTAGACTGTCTAGCCGCCGCAAGGTTATCAATGCCTTGCTGCCTGGCTGCGCCGACATAATCCGGTGTTGGTGGTGCTGATGCTGATTTACCCATTTTCTACTCCAAGAAATCGGCAATTTTCTCGTGCCAATGTCAAAAATATAATATCGCCATCCGGAACTGCATCCTTAACCCTTGCTTCTTCTACAAAACCCATTTTCGTAACTAATTTTAGGCTTTTTGCATGAGTACTGCTTACCGGAACAATAATCTTTTTTACTTTGCAAAACTTAAAAGGGTAGTCAAATATTGCCTTTAAATACCCTTTTGTCATACGTCCTTCAATTGCTATGTGGCACACAATCGAGGCTTTATTCCAATTCTCGTAAATCACACCTGCGATAATCTGACCATCACGCTCTAAACCAATTGCTTGCGAACCTTCCGCAAAATACTTACCTTGCACTCGATCCGCAACCCAATGGCCTACTTCAGCGCCCTGGACTATATGCCAGGCCATCCTTGTTGGTAAACAATGTCCGTCGATGCCCATAGAATTGTGATTCCTTGAGAGGCAGATTTAAACTGTGTGCCAGCGCAATATCCGATCCCGGTTACGCCTTGCCAATTGTTTGTAATTACCGTGTCTGTAGACCAATAGTCTACATCCCACAGCGCAGTGTCCCATTTAGCAGATACTTGTGGACTAAAGCTAAGTGCAGCAGTCGTGTCTGCTAGGTCAAAATCAATGTTTAATCCAATGAAAATTGACGGTGTGCCGTTAGTAAAGATTGACGGTCTAGCTCTTGTAAAATACTTTTTTACTCCACGAGCATCAAAGTAATTAAACGCTTGCAACGCATAAGCGTCAATGTCGCTTACATCATCAGCAAAGTTGTCATCCCACGCATGAGCGACAAATCCGTTGCCACCCCAATACGATTCATTATTAAAAATTACCCAACAATTAGCGTATTGACCCGTAAAATTGCACCATGCTTTTGTAATGTTATTCATTACATATTGCTGTTGTTGACCCTCAGCAATAGGCACATTGACCGTTAAAGCATTGCGTTGCGGATCAAAAGTAATGTCCCACCCAAAATTACCGCCATATTGTTGCGTTGCGGCATTAAATGCGCCTTGAATTTTGTCAGATAAGGCAATTCTTGGATCAAGCCTAGATGATTGCAAACTCGCCGCTAGTGGGTAAAGACCGTTATAAGTCAATATCAGTATGTCACCGCCGTACTTCATTAAACAACGCTTGCCAACGGGCTTACCAAGCCTCCAAACGCCTACTAGCGCCCACTTTGTAGCGTCTGATGGGTCAGTGCCACTCCAAACAATTACCTCGCCATTGGACGTTATAAACACCAAGTTATCGTCTACTCCATAACCTGCATCAAGCGTCCAAGTTCCCACAGCGACTAAGTACCCACCAAGTTGAGCAACCGAACTCATGTCAATTGCAGCAGCTGCGCCTGCAATGCTTAAAGTCGGCAGATACCATGCTTTAAGAGTCGAGGCTTGTGTAAACCACACTTGGTTTTTAAAGATAGTAATGTTGCTTAAAGTGCTTGCAGTCACGCCTGTAATAGTTGGATTTGTCCAAACCGAACCGTCATACAGTAATGGCGCATCAACGCCATTGACCGCCATAATGTAACCGCCAGCAGGAGTTGTGACGTTTATGTATTCCCACTTTGCGTTACTCAAACCCGTTTTGACAGCTGCGCCAACCGCACCGCCCGCCGTACAGTCATAAATTGATGTAACTGCAATCGCAAACAGTTTGTTAGTCGCACCGCTTGAGTACGACATAAGCGTTTGAACTTGACCTGTAATGCCTGTTGAGTATTTTGTGTAACCGCCACGCAATACCACATTGTTGACAGTCGGGAAGAAATTGGTCAACTGGACAGCATCAAGCGTATCCATGTTTGCAATCGAATCACGCACGTTCCAACCACCGATCGGGGATGGTAGCGACTGAACACGAGCTGCTGTGCCTTGAACAAGTCGGCTTGCCATGTTATACTTTCCCTTCATTTAACATGAGGGAATTATTATGGAACAATGGCGTGATGTTATTGGTTTTGAGGGTCTTTACCAAGTTTCTGATTTTGGCAATGTTAAAAACGCAAAAACCGGAATAATTAAAAAAATTCATTTGAACAAAAGATTGAATCGTCCACAAATTTGTTTGTCTAAGTTTGATAAGGTGACTACTTATTACCCGCACAAATTGGTTATGGAAGCGTTTGTAAATAAGCGACCAGAGGGAATGGAATGTTGCCATGAAGATGGTGATCCTTGGAATAATGCGTTGACTAATCTTCGATGGGATAGCAAAAAAAATAATAGCCAAGACAAGTTTAAACATGGCACGCAAAAAATGGGTGAAAAACACCCAATGTCGAA